TCCGATTCTCCAGCTGTAGCACGTGTTAAAGCCCTTCTTAAAATGTTGGCTGTTGCACTTTCTGCTGGTGGGGTAGGTTACTTTATTGCTAAAGGCTATGGAGTTTCTATCCCTGGCACTATGAGCGGTAGCGAGAAGGAGATGAAGTTTGTTTACAACCCCGTTTACAAGGCTGCTAAGTCTAATGTAGAAGGGTTGTACTCTGCAGTTATTCCTGAGAACACTTATGAGCCTAAGCTTGGTTCTACTCCGAAGGAGGATAACCAATACTGGGATCCTAATGTGAACAGAGTACTTCTGCCTGAAGCTGGCCATCCTGGTTCCCAGGTAACCATGGAGAGATTTGAGCAGAATGTCAGAAACAGAATGTACATACTAAAGGTGAATGTTCCTGGCACCAACAGATCTGAGTTTAATTCTGGAATTTGTGTTACTGGTAACTATATGTTGACGGTTAGGCACATGTTTCAGCGTTTCCGATCAGGGGACATTATTCAGATGACCATTGAGCCGTGGTCTAACAATGGCCCTTTGAATGAGAAGATTGCATTCACTATTCCTTATGATTGGATTGAGTTTGATGTAGAGCGCGACCTTTGTGCTTTTAGCATTATGGAGCTTGCACCTCATAGCGACATGACCCACTACTTCTCTGATTGCAAGACAATTGGTAATTTCTCTGCCACTGTATTTAGGAAGGTCGAAGGACGTGTTACTGGTGTCGCTAAGCAGGAGGACAACTGGACTTTCAAAGATTGTAACAGGATCTACAGTGGTCCTGAGGCCGTCTCATTTATTGATGTTGATGCCCTTCAGGGAGATTGTGGACAGGTTTTGGTGAGAGACTCAGATGTTGGATGCTATATTTATGGCCTCCTGAATGCTGCAGCTCCCCCACCGGATGTCAGAAAGACTTGGTATCCTCGAGCTACTAAATCTGTAGTTCTAGCCCTTGTGGCTGGTGCTAAAGCTAAGGCCGTTATCCCTGTTTGTGCTTCCGGAGTTACTGCACTGCCTACTTTGTTCTCCCCACACCCTAAATCTCGGTTTAATTATCTTCTTGATGGGCACGGTACTTACTTTGGTTCCACAAGGGGTGTGCGTCAGAAGCCTAAGGTTCAGGTTAAACGTTCGATCCTCTCTGTTAGAGCTCAGGAGGAGTTTTGGCCTACTGATCATCATGTACCCATTGTAAAGCGAGGGTATGTGAATGGGGAATGGATTGATTACACTCAAAGTTCGTTTCTTCGTTTTGCACCAGCATCTCCTATGGATGTATCAGTGATATCTAGGTGCGCTTACAGTTTTTTACATGATGTTAGCGTAGTTGACTTCTCAGACCGTTTGGGTGTTCTCTCAACAGATGAAGCTCTTAATGGTGTTCTGGGCCAGGAGTATCTTAACCCTTTACCATGGTCTACTGGGAGTGGTTTTATGAAGCCAGGTCCTAAGACTCTTTATACAGAGTACGTGGATGCTGCTGACAAAGAGAACCACCGTAGGAAGCTTATCCCTGAAGTTCAGCTAGAGCTAGAGGAGATTGAAAAGCTAGCTTTATGTGGAGTCGCCACACTTATGATTTTCAACTTGCATGGAAAGTTTGAGGAGGTAGTCACAACTCGGAATTTGAAGCGTAAAAAGATCCGGACTTATTGTGGCGGGCAGTTAAACAACAACACTCTCTTGAAGAAGTATTTTGGATCATTGCTTAAACTTGCGTGTGAGGAACCTTGTTTTGAGACGTGTGTAGGTATTAATGTTCATTCATCTCAGTGGAAGGATTTGGCTGAGGATTTGCAAACTCACCCAATGTACTTTGACGGTGACTTTTCCGGATTTGACAACCGTATTACTCGTACGTTGCTTACTTTTGCATTCTGGTTCCTTATCCAGATTGCAATTAAGTCTGGGAAGTACAATGCTAGTCACATCCAGATTATGCATGTATTAGCTCAAG